GAGAGTGCTTCAGGCACCTTGATTGGTGATTTAATCTCTACAGATCGCGCTATTATATCAGGAAGCGACGTTACACCGATTACTGAGTATGTATCACCGAATGAAGACGCGCGTTACACTGTTTATCTAGGATAATATGGAAAAACAATTTAAATTTCAAACCGTAAATAAGGTAGAATCAGACAGACAATTCCCTACAGAAAAATCAATGAAGGGATTTGTTCAATATGGTCTATATAATGACTTCCCAGAATATCTTATTTACTTGTTTAATAATTCAGCTATCAACAATACCGCAATTAATGCTACAGTTGATGCTATCGTAGGTGAAGGTTTAGTATGTGATCAATCTCATTTACTAGATGAAGCAAACAACGAGGGAGAAAGCTGGAATGATATCTTTAAAAAAATATCCCTTGATTATAAATTATATGGTGGGTTTGCTCTTGAGATAATATGGTCAAAAGACCGTTCAAGAATCGCTGAAATTTACCACGTTGATTTTTCTTGGCTACGCGCTAAGGAAAAGAATGAGCGCGGTAAAATACCGGGATATTACATTAGTGACGAATGGGCTGAAAAATATCGTTTTGGTCAAGCTGGTGGCTTATACAACAATGCTGCCTCAACTGGTATGTTACCTGACCTACCATTTTTACCAGTATTTAATGCTAAAAAGAAAAACGAGGAACCAAAACAACTTTTTGTTTATAATCCTTATCGTCCTGGTCAGCGTTACTATCCTTTGCCTGATTATGTAGGTGCACTAAGAGTAATTGATTTAGATTCAGAGGTAGATAATTTCCATATCTCAAATATTAAAAATGGTTTAGCGCCATCTTTAGCAATTACTACCTTTACAAACGCTGACCCTGATCAACGTAATGAAATTGAAGCGATGCTTCGTTTACAATACCAGGGTTCAGGTAATGCAGGACAAATGATGTATATGGATGTTGATTCTCCAGAAAATGCACCTGTAATTACCCCAATTAATTCAAACGGAAGTGACGATTACTATATTGCTATAAACGATATGGTAAGAGAGAAAATATTAACTGCTCACCGTATTACCTCACCAGAGATTTTTGGTATTATGACCCCTGGTAAATTAGGAGGTAAAGACGAGGTAACAGATGCTTATCTATTATTTATTAACACAGTTATTCGTCCTTTCCAACAAACCCTATTAGCTGAAATTGAAAATTTCTTACATTTGATGTACCCAACAGCAGGTGAATTTTCAGTAGGTGTTCAACAATTAAGATTGTTCAGTGATGGAGAAACAGAAGTTGATGTAGTAACATCAGTAGAATCTGAAGCAGGTGAAGATAAACAACTTGAAGCAGAAATAGAGCAAACAGATCAACAAGCGGAAAACGAGGCAACAGCAATAATTTAATAAAATGACTACAACTCTAATTATATCAGAAGAAAAGTTACGTGAATTTACTGACATTAATGATAACTTGGATTCTAAGTTGTTGATGAATGCCGTAAGGGAAGCTCAGGACATTTACCTACAACGCCTAACAGGTACTTCACTTTATGAAAAAATATTAGCTGATATTGATGCTAATACTTTAAGCGGAGAATACAAAGATTTAGTGGATGATTTTATTCAACCCTTTTTAATTTATGCTTCTTACTGGGAATCATTAGATGCAATTTATATGCGTCCTAGAAATAATGGTTTACTAGTCCCTACTGGTGGTGAAAATAGCGTAAATACTGATAGAAGTATGTATGATGCTAAGCGTCAGGCAGTAAATAATAAAATGCAGTACTATAGTGATCGTTTAACAAATTATTTAATTCAAAATGAGGGTGAATTCCCTGAATTAAACGATAATGGACCATTCTGGAAACAATCACCTGATTTTGGTCCAGGTTACAAATCACCAGTTGTATTTAACAGAACAACAAGAGCATATCACCTAGGAGGAGCATTAAGTGCTGGACTACGATTAGGTGATTCACGCTACCCTTATATGATATACGGTAGTGATGTTTTTTATCGCGGACCAAGACCTTGCTAATATAAAAGAATATGGGATTTAATTTAACAGGAAATGAAATAAAAAATACTTACGAGAGATTAGTAACGATCTCTGGTAGTATTATCTCTAATGGTACTGGTTCAGACATTTCGAACCTTGCTGTAACTGCATCTAATGCAACTAATGCTATTAGTGCTTCTTTTGCTTCAACTGCAAATAGTGCTTCATATGCTTTAACTGCTTCATTTGCACAAAATGTAACTCCACTTAATACTGGTTCATTTGTTGTAACTGCGTCTACAAGCAATGATACTACTACATTCACTAAAGGCGATGGTAGCACATTTAGTACTACAGTAAATAACGTACAGAACGCGTCTACAGCAAGTATAGCAACATCAGCATCATTTGCTACTACAGCATCATTTGCATTAAATGTAACTCCTTTAAATACGGGTTCATTTGTTGTAACCGCATCTACAAGCGATGCTACTACTACATTCACTAAGGGTGATGGTAGTACATTTAGTACTACAGTAAACAACGTAGCTAACGCGTCTACAGCCAGTATAGCTACAACAGCATCGTTTGCTTCTACTATTGCAAATGGATTGAATATTAATGCTAATACTATAACAGCATCCGCTGCTCAATTTGTTAATTTAACTGCTACATCAGCCTCATTTGGTTATATAAATGTAACTACAGGTTCAGCAGTTATTATTGGTGAACAATACATTATATTAAATGCTGATTCACCTGCTGCTCGTTACGCAGGTATTCAAGTTTACGATTCAGGTTCAGGTTTAACCGGCTCATTTGAATATGATTCTGTAGGTGATGATTGGATTCAAGTAAATACCTCAGGTGAATCTGCGGGATTTTTAACCGGTATTTCAGGTAGTAAAGGTTCAGAAACTTATCCTGCTAATAATACCTTACTAAAAGGTACAGGTAATCACACAGTACAAAACTCCATTATTACAGATGATGGTAGTACAGTAACTGTAGCTGGTACTGTATCGGCTTCAGTATTTGTAGGAGACTTAAATGGTAATGCTTCTACAGCTACTACAGCATCATTTGCTACTACAGCATCATTTGCTATAAATGCTGGAAATGCTGGTTTAGTACCTGGTTCATCACCTAATTCTATGAAATCAGCTGATTTCTTAACAGCTACTCCCGCAACTTCATCAGGTACAAGCTCTATTGTTTTAGGTAATAATGCTATAAGTTATGCTAACTATTCTGTTATTATAGGTGATGGAGCACACAACTTCGATAACTCACGAGAAAACGTTGTTTATATTGGTAGAAATGCTAGTGGTGCTCAAAATTCTATTGCTATTGGTTATGGGGCTGCCTCATTAAGTGATAGTTCAGTAGTTATTGGTAGGAATGCTTCCGGAAATGCTAATAATAACGTCACTATCGGTTATAATGCTAACGCAAGTGATGGTGGTGCTGCAACTGAAGGTGGTATTGCTATTGGTAGAAATACTCAAACCAAACATACTGATGAAATAAACCTTGGTAACAGATTTAGATTTAATAGCGGTTCAAATGGATTTATTCAGCTATCAGGTTCAATACTAAATCCTGTAGTTACAGGTTCATTAACTATAACTGGTTCAGTTAGAGGTGAAGTTAAAGCCCTAAGTATTTCTTCAAACACAGCTTCACTTGATTGTAGTAATAATAACTTCTTTACATTAACACTTGTTAGTGGAAGTAATACCTTTATCAATCCATCAAATATTCAGCCAGGCCAAACCATTAACTTAAGAGTTACTCAAGCTAGTCCAGGCAACGGTACTGTAAGTTTCCCAAGTTCAGTTAAACAAGTATCAGGTAGTTCATATGTGCCTACTACAGGTTCAGCCCCAGTTGATATTGTAACATTTATTTCATTTGATTCAAGTAGTTTATTCTTAAGTAACGTTAAAAACTTAGTTTAATGTTTACACCATTTGCCTTTGTTAAATCTGAAGTTGCTGGATTTACTACAGCTACAGGAGGACAAGTTATAACCTCTGGTAGTTTTAAAATCCACCAGTTTACAGCTTCTGGAGATTTTGAAGTTACATCTTTAGGATCATCTCCTAATAATACTTTTGAACTCTTAGTAGTTGCAGGAGGAGGCGGAGGTGGATCTCGCGCTGGTGGTGGTGGAGGAGCAGGTGGTATGATTTATATGACTGCTTCTTCTGGTACTTCAGGAATCACTACAGGCATCTATACTATCACTATTGGTAATAGTGGCTCTGGTGCTATTAATAATATTGCTGGTAGAGGAACAAATGGTGGAAATACAACAATTAGTTCTTCTTTATATGGGGTAGTTTACACTGCTGTTGGTGGTGGAGGTGGTGGAGGTTTCCCTTACGCATTTGATGGTGATGGAGAGTTTGGTGGCTCTGGTGGTGGTGGTCAATCATACTCTTCTACAAGTACTGGTCAAGGAACTCAACCTAGCCAAAGTGGTGATTCAGGTACTTATGGATTTGGCTCTAATGGTGCCCCTGCAAAAACTTCTGGTGGTTGGGGAGGTGGTGGAGGTGGTGCTGGAGGAACAGCTCCTTCTGGTAATACAAATCAAACTTCATATGTTTATGGAGCTAATGGTAAGTTTATCAATATGATTGATTCAGGCTCTTTCTTCGCAGGTGGCGGTGGTGGAGCAAACGACTGTGGCGCAGGGCCTGGTTCTCAAGGAGGGTCAGGGGGTGGCGCTGCAGGAGCAAATGACTGTGGTCAACCTGGTGGAAACGCAACTAAGAACACCGGAGGCGGTGGAGGCGGTGGAGGTGGTTCCTTCCAAAATGGTGGTAATGGCGGTTCAGGTATTGTTCTTATCAAATATAAGTTCCAATAATACATTCCCTTTTTTATACGCGCACGAATTTTTTATCGGGAATTGTAGAGGGTTGGCGATATTCGCCAACCTTTTTTTTATATGATTTGTGATTTTAATAAGAAGTTAGTATATTTCCGACCGTCGTATAATCATAAAATAAAGTCACAATGAAAAAGCAATATAATAAACATTCGTACTCTCACTTATTTAAAACTAATCCTAAAGAATACTTTAAGTTAGCTGCCCAAGAATTTAGAAGAAAAAATCCTAATTATTATACTAAAGATAATAGAGGAGTAATTGATAAGTGGAGAAAATTAGATAAAAACACATTTACTGAATTACCTGATGATGTTATTCCAATAGATGGCTTTCCAACATATTATGCACGTCCAAATGGTGAAGTATGGCGTGATACAAGAGGTACTCCTACAGCAATTAAAATCGGTAAAGAACGCGTTTTAAAACTAACTCCAACACATAACGCTCATAACGGATACTGGATTATTCAACCATACAAAGATGGTAAGAAGAAAGCAATTCATCTCCACCGTTTTATCCTAACAGCATTTGAGGGCCCAGCACCTGAAGTAGGAATGGAATGCCACCACATTGATGCTGATACTTCAAATAATGCAATTAATAATTTGATGTGGGTTACTCGTCAACAAAACGCTGATTTTGTTCCTAACTACAAACGTAGAACTCTAAAAACAACTATTGAGACTGGAAGGAAATTAAGTGAAAGTAAATGGTCGTCATATTATTTTCAAATCCAAGAAATGTTAGATTTAGGATTGCGTCCTGTAGATATTGCTACTAAATTAAGTATTCCTACTGGTTCAATGTATCAAATTATTAAATCTATTAAAAGAAGAAGTAAATTAAACTTGCTGTCCTGAGTATTTTGAACTATCTTACATATAATTATAATCGCACAGACACTCTCCTGGATACCAGGTAATGCTATAGGACCTAGGATAAGTGTATAATCGTGTGATAAGGTAACGAAGCTACAAATAGTAGTGTCCTCGAAATGAGTGAAAACTTAGATGAATACCCAGTTAAAATGCTGGGGGGTGAAATTCCCAAGGGCTCTAAGTATAAGTTCAAAGTAGGAAATCTACAAAAAGGGTATTATTTTTAATACCCGGGCTATTTGCTTACTTAAATTTAAATGTTATGAATTTAGAAAATTATAAAATATCACTTCAACATAAAATTAAAGAAATTAGTTTTTCTGGTAGAACGAATAGTTGGGAAAGAGAATTTTTGAGAAACATTTCTAAACTATCCTCTCTCTCCCCTAAACAGAAAGAATTAATAGATAGAATGTTTGAGAAGTATGTAATAAAATATGACTCCAGAAGAAATTGATGAAATAATAAGGAGAAGGGAGAAATGGTTTAGAGATAATTTCACATGGTTCAATAAAGAAGTAAAGAGAAACATTACTAAACCCTCCGGACCAATGGTTCAATTTCACGATGATTTAATTCAGATAGTAGTAGAACAATTTCTTAAACGCCCTCTAGAAACCCAGAAACAAATGCTAACTGATAATACAGTAGGAAATTATCTTCTAGTTAC